TTGTCTTGTATCTTTTAACTTTTCATAATATGCAGTAATAGTTGTATTAATCTTTGGTGTCTTATCTGTTCCAGATGCGATTTTATTTGAATATCCTACAAAAGAACCATCAGTTAATTTTATTATAACATCAGACGGATTCTTTTCACCAACACCCTCTGGTTTACCTTTTGGCACCCAATATAATTTATCTACTGCTTTTCCTTTTAAATCGTTTATAACTGCAAGTGAATTTTGATATCCAATATTAATATCTCTAATTGCAGTTTCGTCCTCATCAATCAATTGTCTTAGTTTTTCATAAGTAACTGGTTTACCATCTGCAAGTAAAACTCCAGTTGGGCCAGTCATATCACCAATATCTGCCATGAAGTCTTCTGCTGTTGTGAAGCTTCTATGCACTACAAAATATACTGTTAAATATTCATTAACATTTGATGATGCAGTTGCATTTTTTCTTTGTTTTTGACCAAGATGAGATTTAACCATTTTTTTGGTTGTGGTAATATACTTATCAATATCCTCATTATCTTTATTAATTTGAAAATGAAATTTACCCCCATAATTTTTTATGAGAGTTCCAGATGGTTTTCTAGTGTTTTTGAATTTAATTTTTCCATCACCCACAGCAGGAGTGATATCTTGTTGAATATCTACATCTAAATCATAAAAAGGATTCTCTACCCCTTTCATAACATAATCTGGGGAAATCGTGAGTTCCCTAAGATATTCTGAAAATCTTTTTGGCATCCAATTACTCCATATACTAATATGTATTATTTATATGTTAGAAAATTTGGAAAACCTAAATCACCGAATGGTTTATTCTTGTTAAGAATGTTTGAGTAATACTCTGCATCTTCTTCAAATTTACAAGAACGAATAATACGTTGAGAGGGAAGTTCAATAATTTCCCATCTCTTTGTATCTATGTTAATGTCGTGATAATATTTTACTTTATAATTCTTCTTATACCTTGAGGTCAGAGAACTTTTCATATTTTTTGCCTTTTCCAGCAAATGGTGTATTATCGAATATGACTTCATCTTCTTCTTGTCCACTATCAGTTAAATCTTTTTGTGCTTGTTGTTCTACATCATACAACTTCATTTTCGCTCTGTCAATACCTAATATAAATCTTTTGTTCATAGTAGGGTCATTATAACGATTCTTTAATTGTTTGACACATATCTGATTTAAATCTTCTAGTTCCTCTGTAGATATAAGTGCAAACATAAGGTCAGCCGTAGCAGGCAAACCAAAACTTTCTGATGTATCTTCCAAACCAATGTCGCTTGACACATATCCACTCCTAGTTGTTTGTGTCGCTGATACAATCGGTACATTAGATTCGACTGCAAGACCTCTAAGTTCTTCTGCAATCGCTTTAATATAGAAGTATGAACCAACATTTGCGTTTCCCCTAAATCGTGATGATGCACAAATATTCAAATAGTCGATAAAAATAATGTCTGGTCTGAAACTTCTCTTTAACGCAAGTTCTTTTAATAGTGACCTAAAGTTTCCAACATGAGCAGATGCAGTTGGATATTCTTTAATAATTAATTTTCCATTTGTCTTTTTTTGTATTTTAGTTAGATAATTCTCAAACATCTTTTTAGGTAATGAATGTAAATCATCTATAGTTATGTTCATGAGATTAGCATCTATTCTTTCTGCAATACGTTCTTCGGCCATCTCAAGTGTAATGTATAAAACATTTTTTCCTTGCATCAATACTGATGATGCAACATGACACATAAACAAACTCTTTCCAACACCAGTTCCAGCGAGTGCAATGTTTAGTGTCTTTTGTGGTAAACCACCTTTCGTAATCTTATTGAAGTAATCAAGGTCAAACTTGATTTTATCTTCTTTCTTATGGTAAAAATCGTATCTATTTAGTCCGTCATCAACATAATCATGTCCTACAGTTAAATCAAATGATACTGCAAGTGCATCTGATAATATGGACGGTATAGCTTCTGGTGTTCTATCTTTATCTTTACCATCAATAATTTTAATTCCATCAAGGACTGCATTATAGATTGCTTTGTCCTTACAGAACTTTTCAGTTTCATCATGTAACCAATCTAAATCAACTTCTGTTTTATCAAGAGTCGATATGACCTCAACTACTTTTTGGTATTCATCTTCAGTCAAATCTTTTCGACTGTCCATACCAATTGTTAGTGTTTCTTTAGTTGGTAGTGCGTTATACTTTTCTAGAAACTTTTCAATCTCTTCAAATATAATTCTTTCATCACGATTTGAAAAGTATAAAGGTTTAATAAAAGGAATTACTTTTCTACAGTAATCCTCATTGTGTATTAAGTTTGTGAGAGTTGTTCTCTCAATTGTCTGTGTTAACATATTGCAAATTTCCATCATTTAATTGTTGGTCTAGTATATCATAAAGTACATCACCAATCAAGTTAAAAAACTCTTCACCAATCATTTCTTTTGGTAGTCCATTAGAGTCTAATATATCCCATTCAAAATGTAAAGGAAGATTACCATTTTCATCTTCCTTTTCTCCAAAACTTACTTTACCATATTTATAAACAACTCCTTGGTATTTTCCTGCTTCTTTTGTTAAACCTACAGCTTGCCAAGTCTTATCTTTGTTTTCTACAAAGGTATACTTATCACCAATATCAGACATAATGTAAATAACTTCCCATAGTATATTTTGGTGTATTACCAGTTACTTTTCTACCAGCATGAAGATACGTCCACATAGGTGGAAACATTAACATTCTACTTGTTTTGGGAACAACCCTTAACTGATAATGAGGAAACTCTGTACAACCACTTTCGTTTTCTGTTTCATTGAGGTAAAAGAAAAATGCAAGAAATCGTTTTGCACTTTCATGATTACCAACATCAACATGGTCTGCAAACTCATCTACATCATTAGGCATATATCTTTTCATACGAAAGGCTTCAAATGCATATTGTTTAGGAAATTGTTTTGCATCAACATTACAATCTTTAACATAGAATCCAATCGCTTCTTTGAAAACATAGTTTAACCAATCTTCAAATCGTTTCCAGTTATCGTGATTGTGTAGAGTGATTTGATTAAAACTTCTATGACCATCAAGTTTTATTTCTTCTTGTTGGTCTTTATTCTTTTCAAACTCTTCAATCAACTCTTTACATACTTGATTACCTAAAGGTAAGTCATATACTTTAATGTAGTTCGGAGATGTTTCCATATTTAAATTCTTTCGTTGCAGCTTCATCTATCTGTTTCATAATTTCATCAGTGAAGTATTTCTCTGGAGAGTTGTTAATTGTTTTTCCATATTGTTTTGTACCGTCTGGTAATTCAATACGAGTAGAAACTTGTTTAAATATACCATGCTTTACTGCAAGGTCAATAAGTCCATAATATCTATCAAGTCCTTTATCGTATGTCAAACGAACATCTACCATTTTGTTTTCAATTGTCAATCTTGACTTTTGATTTTTACAATGTACAATATTTCCTATTACTTCAGTTCCATCTTTTTCTTTCTTTTTAGAAAGATATACAATAGTTGATGCGGCATATTTTAGACCAGAACCACCACCCATTTCTTTTGTTGGAAACATAGAACCTACAACATCATAGGTATGATTAGTTATAACCATAGGTACTTTTGCACGACCAAGTTTTAAAGTCAATACACGAAATGCAGCTTTGAGAACTTGAGCCCTTGTCATATCTCTTGTTTCTTTACCGTCAGCAGTATCCTCTACTTCTTTTGTAGTAGACAACATACCTAATGAATCAAGACATAATAGAATAGGTTTTCTATCTGATTCATCTTGGTCTAGATATTTTTCTAGTACCTTTAATGATTGTGTTCTAAATTCTTGAACAGTTGTAACTGGAAAGATTACCATACGATTAGGGTCAATACCTCTATCAATTACCATTTGTTTAGTAATTGCACTTTCTGACTCAAAATAAATTACGCCTGCGTCTGGATTACTGTCCAAAAAGTGTTTACAGATGCCCATAACGAAAAATGTCTTGCCTGTGGAGGACTCGCCTGCTATACAACTCACTTTATTACTTGGTAAACCACCAAAAATAGAACCACTTAATAGTGCATTAAAAATATAAGAGCCCGTATCAATATAGGAGTCAACATCTCCGGCTTCTACACCGTCTGCAACCAAACCAGCATATTCGTTTCCTGCTTGTTTAGCAATATCTTTTAAAAATTCCATTACATATTATCCTCATCATCTCTGTTATCAGAACGAAATTCATCAAAGCCGCCTGGATACCTTTTTTCAAGTTTCGCAGTATTAATATCAATAAGTTCTTCAATACTTGTATCAAGTGCAAGACAACCTTGTGCAATATACCACAAACAATCCGATAATTCAGCCTTCAAATGTGTTACTGTGTCTTCATCCATTTCTCGGCCTTGGAACACTGTCTTTTTGATGATATCGTTATATTCCCCAGATTCTCCAGCAAGTCCAATTCCAGATGTTAATAATCGTGATACTTCAACACCTTGTTCATCTACAATCTCAAGTGCTTCAATAAAGTCATCTAGATTCCTTGTTGCATCAGATGAAACTTCATCAACAAACTCTTGATAATCTGAAAGTATATTTTTATCCATAATAAATCTCCAATTTTGTTTATCATATACTATATGTATAAGAAAGTCAAGTCAAAAAGGGGAGCGAACTCCCCTTTCTAGTTTTAAGCAGCAAGAGCTTTCTTTGTTGGAACTAATGTCAATTGATTCATAAGTTCAGAATCAGCTTCAAAACCTAATGCTGTTAGTAACTCAAACTGTTGAGATTTACTGAATCCCATAACAAGTCTACCAATATTAAAAGCAACAGATTCGATAGACATACCAGCAAGTCTATTTGCACACAAGTCAGTTTGTTTGTGTTTCTTCGCATATATGACTAATGCCTTCTCTACCTCACAAGTATCATTTACATTTGGGTGTGCAGTATGCACATCAATACTTGGACACAATGGGTTTCCATCTTCATCCTCTTTATCAAGTGTATCTAAGAACTTTGCAAGTCCACAAGTCAAGTAACCAGTAAGAGTTGGGTCTGACCAAGCCTTCTGTTGTTTAAAAGATGCTTGTACCAAATAATCAGTTGATGCTAATCTTTCTTTCAGAACTGTATCTTGAAATTCAGAAAATGCACCCAATTCTGCATTGCCTGGATTTGTTCCCAAAACATCTACACACATCTCAGTAATTACTTTTTGAAGTTTTAGTGCATCACTTTTTTGATAAACAATACCAGACTTGTACAATTCTTCTTTTGCCATTGATTCGGATTCACCATTCTTGATTTCATAAACGAAAGCTTCTAACCTTCGACAATCTTCAATACTCATTGATGAATCATGATGTTCAATACTTGTTTTTATGAATCTCTTACCATTTAGTATTGCAATGATACAACGTCTAAATCCATCCCAAACAAAACCCTTGCCGTTTGGTCTTACTGCAATATCGACTGAACCACACAACATTTTGTTAAACATCAAATCCAAACCATTCATATCTTTTCTTCGTAGGTGGTCAGCGATTTTCTTTAACTTCAATACTCTTTGATATGTGATATCAACCCACAAGTCTTCAAGACCATTTGGAAACAGTTCTTTGAGTTGTTTTATAATATCTTCTGGATAAAAATTATCATCATAATCTTTATTAAAAATTCTACCAAAAGGACTGTTATTAAATAATCCCTCTTTTTGATATTGGTCTGCTTCAACAATGATTTTGATTATGTCTATGAGTTTGTGTTCACCCAAAGGTAAAGTTCTTATCTTATATGCTATGTCACTAGCTTTTGCCATGATATTCTCCTATAATTGGCAGTAACACTATTGTTACTATATTAATTCGTCTTCCTAAAAAGACATAAGGATTTCAACCTTATTACTATATAGTACTACAAAATTATCGTAAAGTCAAGTCACTTTCGATTCTTTTCTTACATAGTTTATAGTACTCTTCATTTATCTCGCTTCCAAGATAATTCCTATCAACCTCTAGGGCTGCAATCGCAGTAGTACCACTTCCCATAAATGGGTCATATACTACATCATTTTCATTTGTATGATTTTCTATCATCATACGACAAACTAGTGGACTCATACCATACTTGAAACCATCTACTATAGTTGACTTTTCATCCAATATTACATCCACCATATGTGGGTTTTTCAATTTAAATGGTTTCTTTGCAAAAGTAAGTATGTGCATATAGTTCATACGAAACATATTTACTTTATATGATTTTACCCATATATTTGTTTTTCTTAAAAACCAACCATTCTTTTCAAATACATTAATTACCTTAATGTGTTTTGGGTATATTCTACCATCACCTTTTCTATCAGTAGTGCAGACAGTAACTAAATTCTTTGTAGGTTTTAACAATGATACCCAACTATCCAAAAAATCTTCCCACTCAGGAGTATGCGCTTGTATTCCTAATTCTGCATAATCTGGTGGAGATGTAAGTACATAGTCATACTGAATATCTCTCCTTAGTGTGTCTATACAACTTTCAAAATGTATCATGCAGCTATGAAATCCATTAGTGATGGTTTTAATTTAATATCTGTAGATTTAATTTCTTTGTTGAGTTCCCAATTAGTTATAACTTTCTCAACTTCCAGTTCAGATGTTGGTAAAACATTATTAGGATTACCATTAATATATAATTTTAAATTTAAATATCTATATCTATCTTTTCTTAGAATACCAAGTTTATCTAACTGTGATAACTTTTCATTAATTGGTTTTGGAACTTTTATTGTTTTACGCATATTTACAAAAAAAGAATATAACTCATCAAAATTATTTAACATTGTTGGGTGAGCATATACCAATGGAGTTAAACCTTGTGGACAATTAAAATGGTCATCAGTAGGTTTAACACCATTAGGATTATTTTTTTCATTGTAATATTCTTTCATTGGTAACACTGACAAACCAGTTTTATCCAAACCACTTGATATAACTTGGTCATAAAATATTCTTTCAATTGACCTTTTAGTATCTTGACATGGATTAGTTGAATTCATATTATGAAACCATCTTTCTCTATTTGCATTTAACGAGATAAAAACAGTCTCAGCATATTTTACATATTCTTTAATTCTTCTTTTTGCCATTATAAAAATGCCTCTAATGTTGCTGGTCTTGTATGTTTAAATATATCTCTATTCTTGTTTTTACTAAAACACCATACATTCTCAATATAAACTTTATCCATAAACTTAGTCATGGCCTCTTTGTCAAAGTTACCGTCTTTATCTTTGAATACAGATTTTCCTTGACTGCGTTGTTGAATACGCATCCCTACTTGTCCTAGAAAATTATCTTTTAACATATCTACTAGTTCATCACCAGAACGATATCGTTTACCTTTTACTTTAGGGTCTAAAATATTAATCATCATAATACCATTATCATTTAATGAATCAAAAGTTTTTTGTGATACTGGAAGATAGAAATCATCTCTCCATGAATCATATTCACTAAACTTTGCCCATGATTGTAATTCTTCTTTTTCTCCACCCTCATTGTATCTTTCAGTAGAAAAATATGGTGGACTTGTAAATGCACAATCTACATTACTAATCTCATTCCAAGGTAAATCCTCTGCACCACAATTGTATATCTGTGTTGTCTTTTTATTACCAGTAAGTTTATTATAAAACTCAATCATCTTTTTATATACTTTAAATGTATTAGGATTAGGGTCACAACCAATATAATGTGTTGCATTAGAAGTATAGAAACCAGTAAGTCTATCACCCCAACCCATAGATGTATCAAGAACAGTTTTTGCATTAGTCATTTCATATATTGTCTTTGCAACAGTAGGTTTAAATTGTGTTGCAATGTATGTACCTAATCTAAATGCACCCAAATAAGTTATATGATTTAAATCACAAGTATCATTAATACCTCTCCAGATAGGCCCAAACGCACCCCAGATATTGTCACCCTCATTCCACCTCTGAACTGGTGATTTAAAACCATAAGAACCACACTCAAGTCTAAGATGATTCATAAAGGAGTCACTAATAGAATTAAATGTTGGTGGTGCATCAATAACACCTAAACCATATTTACTATATGGATATTTGTAATCATCATATTTTTCTAATACATCATCTTTGATTCTTTTAGAAATCCACTTTTCCCAATTGTAAGTTGATAGTGTTTGAAACTTTGAAACTACATGACCTTCTGTCCAAGTTTTGTATGGAAAGTCTGGTTTTTCATTTGTTATATAATCTGCAAGAGTTCTACGAAAAACATTTCTACCATACTTGTTAGTTATATTTACAAACTGTATATCATCAAAAGTTGGTCTACCACCATCATCTACATTCTTAGATAATATATCATACAACTCTTTACTATGTTCATCAACAGAATGAAAAGGGTGACTAAGTTCTTTGTCTAATCGTTCTGGTAATAATGTTTTACTCATGTAAAAAAATCCTCTAGAGTCATTTGTGAGCCGAATGAGCGGTCAAGCTTCCAATCAATCACATTTGTAATAAATGAAAGTGGGTCTATAAAACTCTTTTCATACATTGTATCATAGTCTATATATTTCAAAATGTCAAGTTCTTCTGGGAACTTACCGATAAAAGATATAACATTAGAACCTAATACATTAGGTTGTCGCAATTCAAGAAACTTAATCTTATCACCCTCTTGAATAACTTGATACTTATTAGTTAGTTTCTTTTCTTTAATCAAATGATTAAAAAGTAAACTGCCTTTTATGTGCATGGGTGTGCCCTTAACAAATATTGAGGAACTAGACCCAAACTTTTTAAGTCCATTACAAGAACGAGGATATGCAATTTCTTCTGGTGCAAGTTTGTTAAAGTCATCACGAAAAGAAATAAGAAAATCATTAAGTTCTTTTTCACTACCTTTCATGATGATGTTTAACGCTTCCTTAATCTTTGCACGACATGGTGCAGGCGTACTTGACTTGACTGCTTCTATGCCCATTACCTTGAGTTGTGGTTCTTTATAACGTACACCCTCGACATCCCATGCGTTTAGAATATATCTTTTCTTTGCAGTCCATATACCTTTATCTGCAATCACCTCTCTTTTCATAAACATCTTTTGGTCATATGCACACATCATCTGAGCGAGAGCTTGATAACTCTTGTCAATAAAAGGTTCAATCTTTTCTGTAGCGATAGTGTCCAAGAAGTTGACAATCTTCTGTACATCTTTTCCCTCTTTAAACACACGATTAACCAATCTGTCAAAAGTAACGTATATCGAATCTGTATCACTTGCAATAACGAAATCTTCATCTTTAGTTTCCAATAGTTTGTTTAGATATTCATTTATCTTCTTTTCAATCCAACGAATAGACAACTGACCAGCAGTTGTAATTCCCTCTGCAATCGCAAGGTCATAATATCGAAAGTATTGATTACCAATCGCACCATAAGCTGAGTTAAGTGAAATCTTTCTTGCCATCTGAATGTTGTTATAACGACTAATATATTTTAAGTATTTAGCATCTTTCGTATCTTCATAATCTTGTTTTGCTTTCAACATCTTTTTCTTATAAACAGTACGGTCATCATAGATTTCTTGCATCATCTCTGGTAAGAAACCCTTAATATCTTTACGATACAATGCACCATTAGGTGTAATTGTTGTATTGTCTGGTAGATTAAAATCAATACCTTTTAATACATTATCAACTTTCAAGTCCTTAATAAACTCACCAGATACAAGTGTTTCTGGTGATAGATTATACTGCATAATCAAATGTGGATATAGTGAATTCAAGTCAAAAGACATAACCCACTTGTGCATACCAACTTGTGGTTCTTTTACATATGCACCCTCATACTTTTCTACTTTAGTATTGTGTGATTTTTGTGGTATAACAATATTCTTTTTCTTTAGGTAATTGTGAATAAGAACATCCCAATACTTAACTTGACCAAATACATCATCATAATTAACTTTCGCTTCATAGGCCATGGTCAAACAAAGTTCTAGTAACTTCATCTTGTCTTCAAGACGGTCAACAAGTTCAACGTCAACAATATTATATTCTAGAAAAGATTGATAATCTTTTGTATACCAATCTTTAAAAGTGTCATAAGGATTTTCATTTTTCTTTTGACCAAGTTCTACAAATGCAATATGATTAAGTGCATAACTTTCTTGATTAGTAT